CCAAACAAAAAGATAAAATCCAAAACTATTTCCAACAAGCATCTGCTTACTGCGTAATGTTCGAAGAGCGAACAAAGATACCTGTGAATCAAATCGTCATTCTGATTGCAGTTGATGAAAACGAACCACAGGTGTTCATAGAAAAACGAGATAACTACATCCAGAATTGTATGGAAACTATCTCTCGTTACAAGGAGCAAGCAAATGCGGACTCTGATAATGGCACTGGCACTTAGCATATCATCCACTGCTGTAAATGCTGAATGGGCATCAAAACCTGTTCAGTGTGATACTGTTGCTGGAATTATTAGTTTGCTAAAGAAGTATGAAGAACGACCTCTGTTTGGTGGGATCGGAAATGCGATGAATAATCAAGGACAAATGTTTAACACCCCTGTGATTACATTCCATAACGCAACAACAGGAACATGGACGGTTGTAGAGTTCAACAAACCAGCAGATCAAGCATGTGTGTTGAGTTCAGGACAAGCACCAAAATACGACTTCAATGATGTAGAAATTCTAAAAGATTTGTTGGGCACAAGCACATAAAACGGTTGACTAAACCTGTAGAATAGGGTATAAATAGAATGTTCGCTGAAACGGACTGAATACGGACTGGACGAGGGTGCGATTCCCTCCACCTCCACCATAAATACACGGATTAACATGGAAATTATTTGGCACATATTATTGACTGTTTGTTTAAACTCAGAATGTAAATCACAAGATGTGCAGTGGTTTAAATCTGAAAAAGAATGTGTAAGCATGCTTGAAGCATATAGAGAAATACCAGCAGACGGTCACTGGACAAGTGTTGAATATGAGTGTAAACCTAAAGACTCCGTGTCTTTATGATGGGGGTGAACAGGATCGACAGACGGGATAGGAAAGTGGAGAACTGGTGCGCAAGCGACCATAACCGCAAGAAAAAAGTAACTGCAAACGATAATTTTGCACCTGTTGATTTCGCACTTGCTGCGTGATTGAACGGAGTTTCTGGCAGGTTTCCTCGGCAACAGAAAAACTTGCCTCCTTGCTCAAGGTGGACTTTGTCTCTGACTCTCCACTCAACTGCGTTTTATTAACCTTTTTATAAGGAGATATGTTATGTGGACAAAACCTCAGGCAGTAGAAATGAGATTTGGTTTCGAAGTAACAATGTATGTTGCGAACCGATGACCAATGAAGTATTAAAACGGTTACTAGAAACGATGGACTGTTACTAGAAAGGGTGATGCCTTAATACATCCGTGTAGATCAACGGTTAGTCTGCGCAACATTGAAAGGAGATAGCAACAATCGTGTATTTGATTGCTCTGCTAAATTTAGGGGAAGAGAAGGTCGACAATCTCTTCCCCACTTTCATTTCTATAAATAGTTATAACTTTTGGTTGAGATAAGAATTACAATGAATTAATCATGATAACGCACCACAGGAGCGATCATGATAGATCCAGTCACCGCATTGACTGCTGCAACGACAGCATTTAATGTAATCAAAAAAGGTTTCGAAGTAGGTAGAGATATCGAGTCTATGTCAGGCGACTTAGGTCGATGGATGTCTGCCGTCAGTGATATTAAGAAGTCAGATGAGTTTGCAAAGAACCCACCAATGTTCAAGAAGTTGGTTGCAAGCAAATCGGTAGAAGAAGAAGCACTCGCTGCATTCATGGCAAAGAAGAAGGCAGAGGAGATGCGTGATGAATTGAGAAAACTTATCTCTTTCACTCGTGGTCCATCAGCATGGGAAGAACTCATTCGGATGGAAGGCGAGATTCGTAAACAGCGACAAGAAGCAATTTACAATCAGAAAGAGAAGCGAAGAAAACTATTTGAAGGTATTGCAATTGCTGTCCTTGTTGCTGCAACTATTGCTATTTTCGTAGGAACAGTATATTTCCTAGTGCAATGGAAAGCAAAAAAAGATTCAGGATTAGCAGATTTAGGGTTGACTATTTTACAGAATTCAGGTATAGTCTAACTCTATTTAAATGAAAGGTTCGTTATGAAGAAACTTCTACTAGCGACAGTCATGTCGCTTTCTGCACTCACTGCTTCTGCCAACCCCTTTTCAGACGAACCAAGACCACTTGGGGTATCTGAAGAGGACATCACATGGTTGGCAAAGAATGTTTACTTTGAGGCAAGAAATCAGGGAATCGCTGGTCAACTCGCAGTTGCGATGGTGACACTTAATCGTGTCGATGATCAACGGTTCCCAAATACCATTACAGATGTGGTAACGGATGGTCCACATCGTCCAAGTTGGACAGGTAGTGGGGAAATGATTCCTATTCGCCATCGTTGCCAATTCTCTTGGTATTGTGATGGTAAGTCCGATAATATTCATGACTGGACTCATTTTTGGAAAATTTATGGTTTGGTGTTGTCTTATGTCCAAAAACGAGATATAATACCTGATATTACTGAGGGTGCGACACATTACCATGCAGACTATGTAAGTCCTGCATGGGCATCAACTAAAACAAAAACAATAGAGATCGAAGATCATATTTTTTACCGATGGGAGTAATAATTGTTAGACTTAATGACTAAACAAAAGTTTTCTCAAATTATTGAGGAGACAGTGAAAGATAAACGAATTTCATATATGGATGCAATATGTTGGTGGTGCGAGAAGAACGAGATGGAAATAGATGTAGCAGCAAAGTTGATCAATGGGGTGATCAAAGAAAAGATTCGAGCAGAAGCAATGGATCTGAATTTCCTCGAAAAGTCAGCAAAACTTCCTATATAAAAATGAACGGTTTTGAAGCATACAAGATGTATCTTGCTGTTTCAAATCATTTCAGAAGTAAATCTTATGATTACTTCAAATACAATGGTGCAGTAAAAGCAAAAGCAACATCGTATGAGGTAAGGAAAGATAAATATTTTTTTGAGAAGGCATCTCGTGTGTTCAAGCATGATGACTTCCTTAAATATCTCGTATCTAATATGTGCCACAGCACAGACTGGATCGGGAACCTGCTCGGTGGAAAGCAACAATTAGAATATAAAAAGTGGAAGCAACGCACCGAATCTTTGACATACAACTTTAAAGAGGAGATTGATAACCTATACGACATAGAACCTAATTTTGATAAACTGTTCAAAATGGAAGATGGAAAGCATCCATTGCTTTATCGTCTTTACTTGCGGAAAAAGGTATCACTAGAAACACTGGTATTATTAGACCATCTAGTTGGATACTGTAAACTCTGGAGTAAGTTAGACGATATGATGCTAGATGAAGTTGTTATGCTTGTTAGCAAGTATCGTCCATTCTTATTCCATTTCACAAAACCATCGAAGGACAAACTTCGAGAGACAGTATTGGAGATCTACAATGAACCACGAAGTCGAAAAATATGAGGGCGAACTCAGAGAATTGAGGGAAGAGAATACCTATCTTAAAGATAGGATTAAAGACTTGGAAACCACCGTGGCATATGTCGAAAAGGAACTTCAGGAATTCGGAATTTCACCACAAAAAAGTGTTGACTTTCGGATTTGATTAGTATATAATGAAGTCTTATATTATGAGAATGTGGACAAGTAACATACAAAGCAATACACTGCTATACAAAGGAGAATAGACTATGGCAAATTCTTTTGCAACTCTTAAGAAGTCACGCAATGACTCTCTTAATAAACTTCTAAGTGAAACTAAGAAGTTGGCATCAGGTGGGGGTGAAACCTCGTCGGATGAAGATCGCTTCTGGAAACCAGAGGTGGACAAAGCAGGTAACGGTTATGCCGTTATTCGCTTCCTTCCTGAACCTAAAGGTGAAGACCTTCCATGGGTTCGCACATTCAATCACGGATTCCAAGGAGTCGGTGGTTGGTATATCGAAAACTCTCTAACCACTCTTGGTGAAAATGACCCAGTGTCAGAGTATAACTCTACGCTGTGGAATAATGGCACCGAAGCAGGTAAAGAGCAAGCACGCAAGCAAAAGCGTAGACTCTCTTATATCTCTAACATCTATGTGGTTAAGGATCCATCGAATCCTCAGAACGAGGGTAAGGTGTTCCTGTATCGTTATGGTAAGAAGATCTGGGACAAGTTGAATGAGGCAATGAATCCTGCCTTTGAAGACGAGACTCCAGTAAATCCTTTTGATTTCTGGGAAGGTGCGGACTTCAAGTTGAAGATCCGTAATGTCGAGGGTTATCGTAACTACGATAAGAGCGAGTTTGATTCGCCAAGTGCACTGCTTGACGATGATGACGCACTTGAGAAGGTATATGAGGGA